TGCGTGAAGGGTGTCCTCGTCGGTGCCTCTCGCAACGCTTCGTATCGCGTAGCGAAGATGGGCTCGACGAGCTTGATCATCGCCGTACGAACCTCGTCGTACAGATTGTCGAACGTCAGCTCAACGGGCTTCGTAGGATTGTCCGCGTCGGCAATGACCTGAGACGCAGTCTCACCCATCATCGTCGCAGCCTTCTCCCACACCTCAGTCACACTTGCTGCACCCACCTAGCACCTCCAACATGGGCGGCGCGCTCTCGCGCGCCGCCCACTCAGCTCAAGACTTCTTGAGTTCCGATGCAAACACCCGATCGAAATCGGGCAGGATGCTTCGAATCTCATTGCGGGTGACCTCGAAGTCCACGCGGCTGAACACCGCCTGAATCGCAGGGTCGCCCGCTCGCGTCCAGTGAGAGTCGTCGTCGGGGTCGAGGTCGTACAGCGCTCTTTCGATCGCGGCACGCTTGTCTCGTTGACCCGACTCACGCCGGGCCTCCTTGACTTTCTCGTCACTGTGAACTTTCCGCTCTTCAACCGTCTCGTCGCTATCGACTAGACGGAAGTGGTCCGACGCTACGGGAACGCCCCTCTCGTCAGTGTCAGCTGTCCGAATCTCGCCGGGAGTCCAGAGACGGTTGTATTGGAAAGTTCTGTTGAAGCATCGTTCTTGAGCCATGCTGTGTCTCCTAGTACGAGTTCTGGTCTTCGCCGACGCGCTGAATCCACGCCGAGAGTGCACCCGTACCGGTTGAACCCGCAGCCGTGACCTGCACACCGAAGTGCGTAGCGTCAGCGTCAGCAAGATTCATGTCGACCGGGAACCGGAACTTCTTACCCGCAACGCACTGCGCGATGGGGGTAACCGTTTTGGTACCGTACTGCCCGATCTCGGTTGTCAGAGCTGCGTCATTCGCAGTGATCGTCTCAATCTCAAGAGAAGTCAGCGTGGCGAAGTCCGTCGTGATCTGAACGATCACTTCCAGCGCTTCACCTCTGGACTCTCTCAGCATCTCACCAACGACACTCAAGGGAAGTGAATCTCCCTTGTACTCCGTCGCAGTCGTGATAGCCGTCTTGTCATGAAACATCAGGTTCTTATCGATGAACATGTTATGTCCTTCCTCAGTCTACGAGTAGACTGCCTCGGTGGTGACAAGGTTTTCCATCAACCTGATGGGGTTACCCCAGAACATCGTGACCGGACCACGGTTGTCCTGCTGCTGAACGGAGAGAGCCATGTTCGACTGGTTCTTCGCTTCCTTGTCGAGGAAGGCCTTGAGTCCACGATTGACGTACCACACGAGCCGACCGTTCGAGCCGGGGCTCTTGAGCTGGTTCTGCGCGTCAATCATGAGATCGATGACGGACGTGCTGTCCGCCGTCAACTCTGCGGGCTTGCAGTTTGCGATGCGAGTGACCTTGCGCCAATCGCGAAGCACCATGCCTGCCTTCCACTGGTAGTGCGTGCGGTAGCCCTGGTAGAGACCACCAGCAGCATCTTCGAGGGTCTCTTCGCCGAGATCCTGAAAGGTGATGCCCGCCGTCGAAGCCTTCGGGAATGTCATGTGGCACGATCGCTCGCCCCACGTAACACCCCAGATGCTCGACTGCGTCGCCGAATCGCCGCCGCCGCCATTGATGACCATCCGCGCGTTCTCCGCGGACGAGTCGTTGTAGCGCTCGGTGAGCCCGAGGAACTTCTCCGGGTCGGTGTCGGTGTTCCCGTAAACGACAGTGTCACCCATGGTCTGCGAGAGACCTTCGATGAACGCTGCCTCTTCCGACAGACGCCACGCAGCTGAATTCCCGTTGAGCATGGCGAGGTCTTTGTCGACTTCACCGTAGCTTTCGAGAGAACCGATGGTGTCCGTGATCTGCTTGGTCTTACCCTTTTCGACCGGGACACCGTAGTTCAGCTTACGCCACGTACCGGTCGGAAGACCGGAACGCACAGTAGTCCGATGAGAGAGTACGTCGTTGCCTTCGACAACTGCCGCATCCTCCAACATCGGAAGTTCTTCCGACATGATCTCGACGATCTGCGCGATGTTTCCGTCTGGATCCAATCGCCGTGCCCAATCGAGGTATGTCGGAGCCGTATCTGACAAAGCTGCCATCTGATTTTACTCCTAAACGTGTCCGCTATTTGCGAACATCCTTTGAGCTTGAGTCTTGCCGTCAGCAGGCGAACTGTTGAAAGCGGTCGGGTCTTCCTGAAGCATCTGACCGAGCGTAGCGAGCTGCTTGATCACGGCGGGGTTTTTGAACTGTCCCGTCTCGATCAGCATCTCTTTGAACTCGCTGTTCAGCACACCCGAGTCTTCCAACACGTTGATGTTTGCCTGTGCGGTGGCGAACTTGTCGCCCCCAATCTCTGGATCGTTCTGAAGCTGCTCCTGCCACTGGCTGTCTCGATCGGCTGTCTGCTGAGCTTGTAGCTTGCCAAGATATTCCGCGCGATTGCCTTCAATCCCGATGAACATATCGACGAGCTGCTGCGCGCCAGCTTGATCAAGTTTCAAACCTTGAGCAATGCCAGCGAACGCGTCCAAGTCCGCATCCGCGATAACCCAACCATCCGGCAGTGTGAAGTCCTCGTAGTCCTTCTGCGAAGGCTCCGCTGACTCACCTGCTTCTTCGGAACCTTCCGCTACCTGCGTAGGTTCCACTGTGTCCGAAGCTGCTGCTTCGGGAACAATGCTATTCGTTGTCTCCGGCGCGATCTGCTCGCTGAGACTCACGTCTCCTGTACTCATACCGGTGTACCTCCTCGATGAATTTGTAATAGACAGCGGTTTTCTTCTGCTCCATCCAAGCCACTACGCTGAACACAAACGAGTGTAGGCCCTGGTTGAAATTGTACTGCGGCACCCAGTCCGTCATGAGCGCCGTCGGCTGCGACGGCTTCGTCTCGACGTGGGTCTGCACGAGCACGCGCATGAACATCGGATCCTCGATGAGCTGCGACATCGCTTCTTCGTACTCTGCCAGTTCGAGGGCTGCGAGTTCTTCTTGCGTCATGCTGCCTGCCCGAGCATCTGCGTGAGTACGTTCGCGTCACCGAGACCAGAGGCCGACGCATCCTTCGCCGCTGACGCTGCTTCGCCTGCCATCGTGAGTGCCTGCTGCACCTGCTGCGCCTGAGCCCGCTGTTGCCTGAGCGCGTCAGAGTCAGTGACTGAACGAACGGCTTCGGGGGGAAACCCGATGCGATCGAAGTATGCGTCGGCCATGCCATCCGCATCGACGCGATCGCCGATCTCGGGGTGAGTCTCCATGACCGCACGAACGAAGTTGTAGCCCTGCTCGATCGCGATCGTCTGCACCGCACGCTGAGCCTGAGCGAGGATTGATGTGTACTCGACCTTGAACTCATGACCTAGCAAGTCAGCCGGAGCCTCCGGCCACATCTTCGCTCGTCTCATGATCGCGAGGATGCGATCGATCGCAGGGTCGAGGAAGTCGTCGCTGATCGCTTCGAGCACAGGCCCGAGCATGATGAGCTTCTCTTCGTGTCGCTCTTCAACCTCGCGAGCCGTGATCTGTCGGCTCACGTTCTTCGTGATCATGAGGAAGAGGTCTTCGAAGAACGCCTGACTGATGCGATGCTGGATCTCTTGGATGTCCTGTAGCACGTACTGAAGGGGGAGGTTGACTTGGAAGAGCGGCTCGACCTTCTGCTGCGAGTCGTGATAGTTGATCTTGCCGGGCACAGTCAGCACGCCAGCGCTCTTGAGCGCGGTCGGTGCCTGCAACGCGGGCTTGACCATCTGATCCATCGCTTCGAGCTTCGTTCGCTCCTGATGCTGTAGCTGCTTCGCGTCGCCGAGAGCGTCCATGCCTGGGCTCGCGCCGTAGACGTCGCTCGTGTCCGACTGGTAGAAGCGGAAGACCATGATCGGGAACTCGTGATAGCCGTGCTGCTTCACGAACTCTCTCTGTCGTCCACCGATCCACCACACGCTGATGTAGCGGAACGCTGCCATGCCGATCGAAGGCACACCGTCCTGCCAGAACGGGTTCGGCTCGATCGCGTTGTACAGGTCATGACGAGCGTATGGGTTGCGCTTGATCTGTTCGAGAAGCTCTTGCTCGATCGCATCTTCGCCGAAGCGATCGACGAGTTCGTAGCCCGTGACCTTGTAGTCGCGGTAGAACACGTCGACGTGTCCGTCTGCGTTCTTCGCTGCGACCCACGATCCAATCGGATGCACAGCGCATCGGATGACCTCTTCCGGGTGCTCATCGATCTGCACTGCCGCTGGTCCGAAGTCGACGAAGTCCGCATACGCAGTGTGCGTCGCCTGATAGAAGTTCGACTTCGCGAGCACAAGATCCATGCGCCTG